GCGTGATCAACGTGAGGCGCAAGTGAGATGGCAACGAAGAAGAATGATCGCGGACTTGCAAGACAAAGCAATCTACCTGGGAGCCGCCTTGTTGATAATCGTGTATCTCAGCGTGTTTTGGTCCCTCCTAGTGATGGACCGAAAGACAAGATGGGGTTTTTGATCGCGCTCATTGCGATGGTGTTGGTTTTCTGTTTGATGCTGCCGATAATTTCGATAATTTATTTCGATACCCTGGCAGTGCAAAAGGAAAGCAAAGCCCAGATTGATCGCATGGAGAGGCTGCGCAAGCAGCTCGAGGAAGACCGAAAGAAGATGGACCATGACAACAGGAAGGAAGAGTAAATGCGAATGCTGCTTTGTCTGACCATCATGGTCCTGGCTGGGTGCGAAGATCGTTATCGTTACGTCTGCCAGAACCCCAGCAACTTTGAATTAAAAGAGTGCCAGAAACCTCAATGCCAATTCACGCAGACGTGCCCAGAATATCTTGTTGCCCCAGTGCTTGAAAAGAAGGTGGAACCCGATGTTGTCAAATCAAAGTAAATACAGCGCCGAAGAGATCGAGGTCCGAATCTGGGGCTTTGTTGTGGTGATGATCACCATCATCTTGTTTGGCATTGTGATCGCCTTGCTGTACAGCGTGACGTTTGTGACGCAACCCATCAAGTCAATGGCGCCAATTGACCAGGCTTACACCAAGATGCTCAATGACATTGTGCTGCTGATCGTTGGAGGTATCGGCGGCATCGTAGGCAAGCGTGCCGTGGGGGCCGTCACTGCCGCGATAAACCCTACACCGCCACCTACACCTGCCCCGGCTGCACCAGCGCCTCCTAGCCCTGTTTCTGCGCCTCCCAGCGGTGCTCTGCCAGTCTGGATCAATCCACCCCTGGATGAGAGATGGACGCCGCCACCTCCACCGACAACGCCACCCGAGCACCTGGAACCCGATCACGTCCGCGAGGAGATCGCGGCGGCAAGACGTGAGGCTGGGCAGTGAATCCATACCTGATCATCGCGGCCATGATTGCTGTTGGCGGTGCCTATGCTTACGGCCATCATGTTGGCTATGCTGACCGTGACGCTGAAATGCAGGCTCACATTGCCAAGCTCAATGAAGAGTCACGCGCCAAAGAGCAAGAGCTGGCGTCTTCACTCAACAACCAAACCGAAACATTGCGAAAGGCCAAGAATGAGATCAACAAAAAACAGTCTGACATTAATGCTCTTGTTGATGCTGGCCGGTTGCGCCTCCCGGTCCCAGCCGCCCCAAGTTGCGTTTCAGCCACCCCAGATCCCGCCCCTGCCGTCAGAGATCGGGACGAAGCAAGACCCGACGCTTACAGAGAGACTATTAAGGCTGTTGTCGCCATCGCCATCGAGGGAGACAGAAACACAGTCCAGCTCAACGCCTGCATTGACACCTACAACAAAGTGAGGGAGCAGATCAATGGTAAACAGTGAACAACTCAAAAAGCTGCACATTGGCCCCGAGTGGGTTGATGCGCTCAATGAAACCTTTGGCAGGTTCAACATCTCCACCAAGCGCCAGCAGGCTGCATTCATTGGTCAGTGCGGCCATGAATGTGGACACTTCAAGGTGCTGCAAGAGAATTTGAACTACCGCGCTGCCACCTTGATGAAGTTGTGGCCCAAGCGTTTCCCCACTCTTGACGTTGCCAACCAGTACGCTGGCAACCCAAAGAAGATTGCCAACATGGTTTATGCCAACCGCATGGGGAACCGTGACGAGGCATCAGGGGATGGTTTTCGTTTTTCGGGAAAAGGTTGCATCCAATTGACCGGGCACAGCAATTTTTTTCACGCAGGCCAAGCACTGGGCGTTGACTTTGTCATGCAGCCTGAGTTGGTTGCCACACCTAAATATGCGGCACTGACGGCAGGCTGGTTCTGGTCAACGCATGACTGCAACCGCCTGGCCGAGTCAGGGGACTGGGCAGCACTCACGAAGAAGATCAACGGTGGGACAATTGGCCTCGAAGACCGCATCAAACACATCAATGAGGCTTTGGCAGTCCTGACATGACAAACCTGTACCAGCAGCTCGAAACCCCGGCGCCACCAGATCTGCCCTCACCGGGTCAGGTCTATGACGAGCGCTTGACTGCGCAAACCCATCGCGGTTTGCTGGTGTACTTTCGAAAGCTGACCAATATCCTGGCAACGGTCCTTGGGCCTCGAGGTGGCAAGTACTTGAACCTGCCTTATGGTGCGTTTCAAGATGGAACAGATCAGACGGCAGCCAATACGACAACTGCCTATGCCATCACATTTGACACAACTGACTACTCAAATGGGATCACTCTGTCAAATTCATCACGTTTGAACGTGTCTCAGGGTGGCGTTTATGACGTGCAATTCAGCATCCAACTGAAAAACACTACCAATGACACGCAAGACGTTGACATTTGGTTTCGCAAGAATGGCACTGACATCGCTAATTCAAACACTCGATTTGGCATGGGACCAAGAAAATCATCAGGGGACCCATCGCATGGAGTCGCTGCGCTGAATTTCTTTGTGGAGTTGGCCGAGAACGATTACATCCAACTCATGTGGCGGCCATCAGACGTTGGTGTGTCCATTGAGCACTTTGCAGCAGGCACAACGCCAACCAGGCCAGCGGTGCCATCAATCATTGCCACCGTGAGTTTTGTCTCGAATCTTTCCGCATAATCCCATCATGGCACTCACCGCACTCAGAATCCCCCCAGGCGTTTACCGCAACGGCACTGAATATCAGTCAGCCGGGCGGTGGTTTGACGCCAACCTGGTTCGCTGGTTTGAGGGTACTTTGCGTCCATGGGGTGGATGGCGCAAGAGATCGAGCAGTCAACTGACCGGGTCATGCCGTGGCTTGATCACCTGGCGCGACAACTCAGGGGACCGCTGGATCGCTGCCGGTACGCACTCCAAGCTGTACGCCATGAATGAGGCTGGCACGCTCAAAGACATTACGCCGACAGGCTTGACTGTTGGCATTGCTGACGCAGCCACAAAGACCGGGTACGGGTACTCCACATATGGCAACTTTGCCTATGGCGTGCAGCGTCCAGACACTGGCAGCATCACGCCAGCAACGACCTGGAGTCTGGATACTTGGGGCGAGTACTTGGTCGCCTGCTCAGACGCTGATGGCAAACTCTACGAGTGGCAGTTGGGATTCTCAACGCCAACCCTGGCCGCTGCCATCACCAACGCGCCAACGAGCTGCAACGCCGTGATGACAACGTCAGAGCGTTTTGTGTTTGCGCTGGGCGCTGGTGGGAACCCCCGCAAGGTTCAATGGTGTGACCAGGAAAACAACACCGTATGGACACCGGCAGCCACCAACCAGGCAGGTGACTTTGAGCTTACAACTGTCGGATCTCTCAAGGCTGGCAAGCGCGTGCGAGGTGTCAACCTGCTGTTTACAGATGTTGACGTTCATGTGGGCACCTACATTGGCCTGCCTTACGTCTACTCATTTGAGAAGGCCGGTTCTGGTTGCGGGTTGATCTCATCGCAGTCTGTCGCGGCCATCGACACTGCCGCGATCTGGATGAGCAAGTCAGGGTTCTGGGTATATGACGGGTATGTCAAGCCACTGGTTTCTGATGTTGGTGACTACATCTTTCAAAACATCAACTACAACCAGTCCAGCAAGATCTACTCTGTCCACAACTCCAAGTATGGCGAGATCATTTGGTTCTACCCATCAAGCCAGTCAAACGAGAATGACTCATACGTCACGTATAACTACCGCGAGAATCACTGGGCGATTGGCAGCCTGGCTCGCACCGCTGGCACTGACCGTGGCGTCTACTTGAATCCCCTCATGGTTTCGTCTGATGGTTACATCTACGAGCATGAAGTTGGGTTTGCATATGACTCTGTCGCGCCTTACGCTGAGTCTGGTCCTGTGGAGATCGGAACGGGTGAGCAGGTGATGAGCGTGCGGCAAATAATCCCTGACGAGCAAACCCTGGGCGAGGTTGTTGTGTCGTTCAAGACTCGAATGTATCCAACCTCAACAGAGACAACTTACGGTCCATATACGGCAAGTCAGCCGACAGACGTGCGGTTCACTGGTCGCCAGGTCAAGGTCAGGTACACAGGGGCGGTGCTCGATGACTGGAGAGTTGGCATCAACCGTTTGGACGTGATCGCCGCTGGCAAGCGTTGAGGCTTAAAATTTGACCATGAAAGACATTAGACAAATCCTCACCGAAGACCTGGCGAAGAACTATGGCGGCTTTGCCATGACAGTCGATGCCTACTTTGATGGTCTGATGAATGCACCCAAGACAGGCAACTTTGTTGTGCGTCAGGGTGACACTCTGATCCTGACAAAGAAGATTGAGAAGAACGGTATTGAGTTTCATTGCATCAATGGTGAGCGTGCAAAAGACCTTGTGT